GGAAAAGCGAGTATGGGATGTGTTGAGCCATTCAAATGAGGAGTAGGTTGCTTTTTCCTTGCCGTTGGTTCCGACAGATCCAGAATGGAAATAGATGCCTATGATATGTTCATCGGAACGATGGAGGTAAAAGACACCATCGTAGTCAGAGACATAGGGATTGGAGGCAGAATAAGGTGAAGAGGTATAGACAGAATGTAGCCGCACACCGTATTCAGGATAGAACTCATAAGAGCTTTGGTTTGTTTCCACTTCGCATTTCCAGGTGCCATAAAGTTGTTCTTTGGTGATATAGGCAGGAGCATCATCATCCTTTGAGCAGGAGAATAGGGTAGGGGAGAGAACAGAGAAGAAAAGGATTGCTATGATATAGCAATATACAGAACGGAGATTTTTCATAATTGATAATTGATAACTGAAATTTAATAATTATGGGGCAAAGGTAGAGAAAAATGGACGAAAACACAAGGAATACGTTAGAAAATTAGGTTTTTCTTGAACAAAAAGGGGAAAGATGGGAAATTAAAGGGGAATTTCCCATGCGGGAGAAAAGAGCCGCCTTTTTAGGGGGCGGCTCGTCTGCTGTTGCAGAAGTGCGATGGGCTTTTGTTTGCGGCGATAATCGCCGAGCAATAGAAGAAGCATTATTTGCGGAACATGTCGCGGAACATGAAGTAGCCGAGGAAGGGATGCTTGGAGAGACCGAAGAGACCGAGGATGCAGAGGGGCAGGAAGAAAATCACATTTCCGATGAAGGCAAGGATGGCGAGGAGGACGTACCAGTAGTTGACACCCGAAGGAGAACCTTCTGGCACGGGGGCTTTTTCCCCGCTGGCGGAACCAGCGGGCGCACTATCTGATGGGTATTGCCTCTTCAGGACTTCAGAGTAAGGGATTACCCAAGGTTCTTTTTTTTCTTCTTTCATGTGTGACGGAGTTTGGGTTGCGATGGTATCGCAACATACGGGACATTATTCTGGGGTAGTGGTGAGGAAGAGAGGTTGGCCACAGTGGGGGCATGTGAGACCAGATGGAGAGGGTGCGGGGGAGGCATACGCAGTAGCGGGGTCGGCAGAAAAATCGAAGAGGTCGAAGAAGGTACAGCCGATGGCATCTGCGAGCTGCTTCACACGGACCACGTTGGGCGGGAAGTTGCAGATGTCGTGTATGGTAGTTACAGACACGCCGAGTTTTTCTGCCAGTTGTCCGTATGAGAAGCCTTTGGCACGTACTACGCTTTTAGCGATGTACCAGTCATAGGCCATCTTTTTCTCCTTTGTTTTGAGTTTCTTTGTATTGCTCATAAGTACACATTGTATTATTTGAGCGCAAAGGTAGGGAGAAAAAGGCAAAAACACAAGAAAAACGGAGTTTTTTTGGCTTTTTCTTGAAAAAAGGCAGTAAAAGCGGCCACAAAGTGACCGCCTACAGGACAAACGACGCGGTGAATCGCGCCGCACGGGACGAAGAGAAAGAGGAAGGATTAGTGAGTGATGACGCGGGTGCCGTCCACTTCTATGACGAGGTAATCGCGGATGATGCGTATTTCTCCCGACTCCACGAATTTGATGGTACGTTGATGTCGGCGGCGGTCCACGCGGATGCAGATAGCGTTTCCGTATTCGAGTCGGCCTTTGCCGGTAACGTATTTCACATAGAAGGGCACGCGGGCGATATCGGCAGCGGAGGCAGGAGGGTTATAGCCCGTTGTCATTAGCCCTGTGCGCTTATCGCGCCAGGCGAACTTCTCCATGTAGTTGCGGAGGTTCTGGAAGGAGGTAGATGGTTGAATGCGGGGCATGAGGGATAGACAGAACGATTAGAGTGAGAGGTCGATGGCATGTAGGCCGGAGAAGGTTCGATATATGGTGGTTGAAACTTCGCGTCCGTAGTAATCTTCGAGGTAGCGTTGCATACGTCCTTCGAGGTGCCGCATTTCCATCATTATAGCAGGGCGGTGGGTGTCGCCATCACGTGTCGCCCATATTGAGACGTAGCGGCGGCGGAAACGTGCCTTGCGGCTATGTTCCACATCCTCCCAGGACCGTCCCTGTCCGACACCCATATCCACGAAACGCAGGTAGTGGTTGTATTCGATGCGTATGGTCTCGTTGCCCTGTGTAGCCGACATCACCTCATAGGTAAAAGAGCGGGCACCGCGACCTGTTGCGTACCATTCTCCACGGCGTTTACGAGCCGCGTTGACGGCAGCGAAACCAGGGTATATCTCCGTAGGCCAGATATGCTGTGTGCGGAAGTTCTGTTCCAGCGTCTGCACGGACTGGCGGGCGAAGGAACGGAGCACCACATTGACGGGTCGGCGAGGTTTCTCTATCTGTACGGCCATTATGATTGAGAATTAGAATACATAAAACTCCACTTCGAGGTTGTTCAGTCCTTCAGCGGCAGAAATGTTATATGACAATTTGTTGATGAATCCCACCATGCCGTTGATGCGGAAGCGTCTGGCCCAATGGTTAGGCACGTCCGCCACCTGCGCCGCCGAGCATTCTATCTCGATGCGGTATTTACGACGTTTGAGGATGAAGTTTGCATATTCAGAGAGGAAGGTATCGAAGAGACCACGAGACTTGATTTTCTTCTCGATTTCTCCTGTCTGAGCGTTGATGACATCAGCGTTACAGATGGGGTTATCTGCCCAATCCGGCTGTTTCCATGCCCGTATCTTGAGCGAGAATCGTTCACCAGAACCGATGCCAGGCAGCGTACCGTTGTAATCATACTCATTACCCCACATATCGAGGGAGTCCGATGTGAGGGCATAGACACCCGCCACGGTGCGCCATTTGCTATTGTTGAAGCCGTCGTAGCCATAATCGTATGCTTGCAGCTGTGCATCCGTACCACCGCCTCGCATCAAGGCAATAGCCAGTCCCCAATCTACGGACTGAAGTGGGCTGTTGCCATCGTCCGTATCGGATGGATCGTAGTTCTCCGTCAGCTTCAGCACCTCATCCACCGTAAACTCCACGATTTCCGATGTGATTGTCTGGCGTATGCGTTGCTCGATGAACTCATGTTCAAAATCATCATCCACATAGGCAGCGAGGATCGGTTCAGCGCGTTTGGTATTGATATTCACAGAGCCGTATGTAGGATCTGTTATCTGTCCGTCCGCATAAGATATCTCCGTCTGGTAGTTGACATCGTTGAATGGCACAGGTTGGAAGTCCGATGACAGTTCCTCCACGAAGTCCTCGTTGAGTTCTGAGCAGTCGCCCAGTTCCACCCCCTTGAACTGTCCCACCTCGAAGAGAGCCGGATTCCATTCGCCCGCTGTTTCAGCGTCGCCATTCACCTTGATTCGGTAGGCATTACCAGTCTGGCGGTCGATATAGCACGTCATATTCGTGCTGGCACCCGTCTGTTTAGGTGTGCGGAATATCTCGTTATAAGTCTTATCCGTTATCGTTGATTTCTTCGGATAGTCGATATAGTCATAGTCCGTGTTGTAGTCCCGTTTACCCTCTTTGATGTTCTGCTTCTGTTCCTTGCTGCTACTCTCCTCCGAATAGCACACGCGCACACCTGTTATCTTCTCCGCCACCTTGTGCATCTTTACTACGCGGCCAGGGAAGTCGATTGGTTCCTCCTGAGAGCGGAACACGTTGCGCACGAAATAGGCCCGCACATGTTTCTGTTCGTAGTTATACTCAAACTTGATGCCGAAGGAGTTGAAGAGCGAGTCGAGTATGGTCTGCACGGGAGAGTCTGGGAAGTTGTCAGAGTTGGCATACATCCGCATCACGTCCGCGTAGAACTTATAAGACTTGCTCAGGACGTTGCCAGTTATCGCCGTCACCTTACCGCCATCCACAGTATCTCCTACGGTAAATACGTACCTGCGTCCGTTGGCAGCCGTATAGTCCACATCCTGAACCTGGAGCGACTTACCTTTTGAGAACTCGAATGTACCGCCACATCCGCGAGAGTTCAGCCATTCGTTCACATCATCCACATTCGTGAAGTACGGCTTACGTTCATAGAGAGCCTGTTGTTGTCCTGACAGAGCTTCAAATGCCGCCGTGGATATTGTCGTAGAATGTGTAGCCTTATCCCAATATCCCATGTCGTACTTATATTCCTCGTCGAACTTGCAGTGTGTGGTGAAGAAACACAGGTGGCGCATATCCTCCACTGCCATCAGTTCCGAGTTGTCGAAAGACACGCCGAGGTGTGCGAAGAGGCAGTCCAGGAAGTAGAGCACATAGAAGCAGATGCCCGACTGTTGGCGGTCAGCCTCCAGTACCCAATACGGCCAGTGGTCGTATGGACCAAGTTGTTTATCGCGAGGTGAAGCCGTCGTTGTCGTCTTGCCGTCATCATCTATGCCATGATGCAGGTAAGCGATACGAGCATTGCAGTATGGTTTGTTAGGGTATGGTTCGCTCACGTTGATAAACGACTGTGTGATGACAGGCTTTGTCACGGAGTTTCCGTCGCCGAAGCTGACAGACTCTTTGAATACCGCCTTATCCTTCGTTCCAGGAACCGTTTGGCAGACACCAGGGCAAGAGAAACCAAGGGCTTGCGGTGTGAACACCGCAACGTTTGTAGATCGTCCGGCAGGATATTCCGTCTTATCAGGTTTCTTTCCGTCGAAGGTCAGAGTGACGGAGTATCGATAGTCCACAGAAGCCAGCACGTTACCAATCTTCTCTCCTATCAGGATGCGATCTTTGAGAGGAATATCGCGGCATTCCAGTTGTCCTATGAGGTCATCTATAGAGTGTTCTGAAGCCGAAATGTTCATGGTCAGGGCACCATCTATCTCTTCGTCCTCCGTTGTCACCAGCGTACCAGAGCGGAACGGTTGGTTATCCACCACGATTCTCATCTTCGTATGTTCCAGTCCCACTGGTCGGTCAATGTTCGCAGGGTCGTCGATATTACCGAGCAGGAAGCGGTTGCCATCCATAGGCATACGGACGGGGTATGAGAACATTTCGTTATCGTTGAAGAGCGGGTTTTGGTCATCGATGTCGATGGAGAAGTCATCACCAAGGTTCAACGGGTGTTGCTTACCGTTCTTCAGGGCTGTTATGGCGATATGAGAGTTCATTTAGTGATATTGAGTTTTGCATTATCGCAAATAGAGATTTTACGATCAGTGAAGGAGTTTACGACAGCATCGTTATAGGCTGTTATGGAGTAATGCCCATTATCTTCGAGTTTGCCGCCTGTTATGAGGATAGTCGTTGCATCGTGGGAGGTGATGTTACCAGAACCAGTGACCGTAGAGCGGTCGTGAGCGGTGACAGTTCCGGCAGACATCGTACATCGGACGGTATTGTATATATTGACAGAAGCCCGTTCAGCACCGACATACACAGAACATTCCTCTCGAACCTCCACGGGGAGGTCTCCCAGGACGAAAACGCGGTGGCGACCTGTTATTTCCAGGGTGGCGATGGCATCGCCACATACAGAACCTTTGTCGCCGATGAGCACGATGGACGGAAAAGCGTCGAATGGAGGAGCTTCGTTGAAGTAAAGGCCGGCGCGGTTGATGTCTTGGCGGTATGCGGGGTAGTATTCGGCAAGTGCGGCGATGGTCTGTTCCGGCACCTCTTTTATCATATCGCCCCAATAATGCTGCCATGCCGACACCAGTTCAGGAACGGATGTAGCGGCACGGAAGCGGTCTTGTGACTCCTGGCAGTTGTTAGACTGAGCCAGTACCGCAAGTGAAGCCTTCTGGAATTTTTTGAAGCTATTTGCCATTATTGAGGAGGTGTTTGATGGTGGACCATTCGGCCATGTCGAGGGTGGCTGTGTCGGGGTCGTATTCGCCTACCCAGGTTATTTCGGCGCGTGGGATGGCGGGTATTTCCCTGCTGGCGGAACCAGCGGGCACAATGTCGGCAGGAGAGGACGGAGCGGAAGCAGCGGGAGCTGCTGTTTCGGCGATGATGAAGAACTCGAAGGGTTTGATGGGTAGGAGAGGGACGGCATCTGCGGGGATGTTGTCGCGGACAGTGCGGCGTATGCGTTCCGTCTCTGCCTTAGTGAGGATGGTCACTTCGCTTCTGCGTTGTCGCACCGCTTTTGCCTGTTCGTCGAGCACGTAGTCCTGCCACTGTTTGTTTTGGAGGTTATACATGTGGTAGAGGAACACGTTATTGAGAAAGTTGCGCCAGCGGTCGTAACCCTGTGCCAGCATGACGATGGCGAGGGGTTGTGCGATGAAGAGGCGGCGTGTTTTCTCCTCCCATGTCAGCAGTCCGCCTTTCTCCAGGCGTTGCATGGATGCGAAGGTAGAGGCGAAGGTATGGAGTCGTTGGAGCTGTGCTTTGTGGGTGCGTCGGGCAAGCCATTTTTGAAAGATATTCATAATTTTATGGGGCTAATGTGGCTAATGGGCCTTATGGGTTATTATGGGACGGCGATGGAATCGCCTAACAATAGACGAAGCATTATTCCTCGCTGGGAGGATTGGCGGGCACACTATCTGATGGGGCATCTGGGACCGCCGGAGAAGCAGCGGGCACGGTGGCAGAGCCTTTCTTGGGCTTTTTCTTGGATGCGACGCGGATGAGGGCGGAGAGAGTGTCGGTGAACTGACTGATGCGGTCCTGGTCTTTACCAGCGTAGGTGATATAGTTCTCGCGTGTTGGTGTGGTTGCGATGCTCGTATGCAGCGGGCCTTGTACGATGACCGTCTGTATTTCGCCCTGAATGAAGAGGATCGGAGAAGTCTCGTTGACGGAGGCATGATTCGTGACTGTCAGTTTCAGTTCGGCGGGCAGTTCAGCTCGTATGAGTTCCGATTGGTCGTCTGGTGTGATGATGGTGAGCGACTTTAGCCATCCCCGTTTGAAGTACCATGCAAAGAGTCGCAGGGCAGGGATGTCGATAGCAGGAAGGCAGATAGAGATATCGAGGGCATTGCCCGCGAGGTAAGATACAGCCTTCAGGATTTTCTCGATGGTGATGTCCCCGTTAGACTGCCAGGGCAGCCAGCCGTATTTCTTAACGGCAAGAGGCAGGGAACGCTCGATGCAGCAGGGTTCTTGAATCATAATTTTAAGAATTGAAAATTGAAAATTGAAAATTATGGGCGGCGATACAATCGCCTGACAATAGACGAATCATTTTTTACCAGCGGGAACCGCCGGAGAACCGGCGGGCACGAAGGCTATTCCTCGCTGGCGGAACCAGCGGGCGCACTATCATCACATTCGACCGCCGGAGAAGCGGAGGGCACTTCGGCAGAGGATGATTTGCGGGATTTCTTCTTTTTGGTGTCAGCGTGGATAATTTCTTCCAGTTCGTCCTCGTCGATGTCGAGGTGTCGTGACACTTTGGATGTGACGATTCTCTGTACTGCGCGTGCCCATGCGGAGCCGTTGCACGAACTTTCGTTTTCGAGGATGCTTACGGCAGTGCAGAGGACGAAGATGGCAGCGACGTATTGGCCGAGGTGTAATCCTCCGAAGTGTCCGAGGAGGTGTTCATCCACGCCTACGGCGAGTAGGATGCAGAGCCACACGATAGCGAGGTCAGATATCATCTTCGTCATGCGTGCGGACTTCAGTTTTCCATCCGTTTTCGCTTTCGGGTACTTTTGTTTGATACGTCGGTTCAATCGCCATGCTGTCAGGCAATCTATGAGCACGGCGAACACACAGAGGATGGCATACGGGATTGTTGGTTCCAGGTATGCCCAAATCACGCCGATGACGGCAGCGAGAAAACGAGTGAGAGAGTGCATATCGTTTTAGAGTTTAGAGTTAAGAGTTATTCCCCGCTGGGAGAACCATCGGGCACACTATCTGATGGGGCATCTGGGACCGCCGATGAATCGGCGGGCACGGTGGCTGGGATGGTGTAGTTGGCGCGG